CCCACGGATCAAAACGACCACGATTGGAAGCATAGATGGCAGAAGAAACAGAAATGAAGACCTTGACGTGCCCTGGTCCTCCGGAGCATGAATTCAAGATTCCAAAAGGGCGAGGTAGGCCGCCCAAGTATTGCGACGATCACAAGGCGAAGAATTCAACGAAAGAGGAAAAGGTGACTGACAGCGAAAAGACTCGTGCTCGCCCACGTCCCGGTGGCTCCGGTGAAAATGAAGATAAGCAGGAGACTCGATCGCGTCCTGGCCCTCCCGGCAAGCGCCCTGCGCCGCGTGTGACGCCTGATGCAAAGGGTCCGCTGGATCAATCATCCGATGAGGGTGAAAAAGCCTCCACGACCGACGAGGGGCTCCGCAAAATGCCTCCGGTTGGCAATGCCGACACTCAGAGCCGTGTCAAAGCTGAGAAAGCGGCCAAGCGGACCAATGAGCACGTTGAGTCAGTCGATACCGGAGCATGGCCGCGTGGTGCCGATGGCCGCCCGATGGCAAAAATCACCATGACTGCCTCGGAACTCGTTCCGACCGGCCAGTACGCCAACGTTAGCGTTGGGCCTGCTCAGATCACCGCTTTCGTTGATCTATCTCGTTCTGGTGAGATTTATTTCGATGAGGGTGAGCGGCAAGTTCTGATTTCCGCGATGAATGAACTCGCTGAGGTTGTCGAGCGAGATGTGATCGCAGTTCAGCGGAATCTCGTTCTGGAATCGATTCAGGAGCAGATTGTAAGCAATGGCAAGTCTTGACGATGTGAGAGAAGAAGAAGCAAAGGTTCTGTCTGCACAATCGAAATTCCTGTCCGCAAGCTACGTTGACATCGTAGCTCTTATCCATGATGAATTCGGAACCCCTGTCACTGTTATCAGGTCACAGATCGGCATGGGGACAATTTCGTTGAATGGAATGCTGTGGACGGGGGACAAATACAAAATCCCATATTCAGAAATGGAAGGAAAGACGCTTATCGTCATCGGGCCTGATCGTCGCTTCATTGTCAAGTATCAGGGCTGATGGATCTTGAGCGGGCACTCGTATCGAAGATAATCTTCACAGGTCAGGTCGAACAAGCATTATCTCGTTCGATCTCTCCGGAGCATTTCGCCGATGACGAGTGCAGAGACATTTATGAATACATTGTCCGGTACACTCGGAAATACAAGTCTGCGCCGTCACTAGAGGCCGCTAAACACGATCGTCCTGATTTCGACTGGCTACAAATACAGGACACTCTCGATTGGCTGATCGATCGTTTCACCATTCTGGTCAAGCGCCGAATGGCGAACGACTTGCTGGTCGAGATCGCTCAAGCGGCTGATGACCCCGACCGATCTGAGAATATCGATCTCGAATTCCTTGAAGCATCACAGAGACTCATCATGGCTGTTCCATCTGGCCGTGTGGAGCGATTCTCTGATGTTGATAAGAGGATCAAGGAATACGAGAGGCGCAAGGCTTCTGGTGAGAAGCTAGGAATTCCGTATGGCTTCCCTACACTCGACAAAGCGACTGGCGGAATTCTTCCTCACGAGCTTGTGTCAGTTCTGGGGTTTACGAATATCGGAAAATCGACCCTCCTGAGAGTCATGGCGTTCAATATGTGGCTGAAGGGCTACACGCCACTGTATTTCTCGCTTGAGATGGAGGCTGAGACGATCCTCCACACTTTCGACGCGATGGCAGCCGAGCTTGACTTTGCGAAATTGAAGCAACTTGATCTCGATGAGCAGAGCATGAAGAATTGGCACGGCTTGGCGAAGTCGATCAGGAAGCGGACATGTGACATTCCGATTATCGACTCGCTCTACAGAATTACGCCTGAACAGGTCTACGCAGAAACACTGCGGCATAAGCCTGATGTGGTGATCGTGGATTACGTTGGCCTAATGCGGTCATCATGGGCAAGTCGAGGCTCCAAGCGGCATCAACAATTGACTGAGATCACTCAGGACTTGAAGATCAATGCACGGATGCTTCGAATTCCGATCATCATGGCAGCACAGACCAATCGTGGCGGTCAAAAGGATGGCGCTGAATTAGAAAATGTCGCTGACTCGATCTCAATCGCCCAGGACAGCGACACGGTGATCGGATTGTTTCAGGATGATGAGATGGAAGAGCGCAGAGAGATGGAATTGCGCGTCAATAAATCCCGCACCGGCCCTAGACCGAAGTTTCGCTGCCGTTGGGATCACGAAAACCAGATATACCGTGAGAGAAACACACAAGATCTGTTCAAACGCTTTGATTCTGATGAAGAGGTTGAGCTTCCTAACGATGGTGCAAAGCAAGGTGCTGATAAATGGCTGAAAAATCAGATACAGCCGTTCGCACGCCGATAAAGGTCTATGTAGACGAGCTTCCTGAATCAGGATGGGGTAAATGGAACGGTGGCGCTCATATGCTAAGCAACAACATCTTCGCTCTTCATGCGATGGCAGACGCGATCGGTCTCAAGCGCCGGTGGTTTCAAAGAAAGTCATTTCTGCATTACGATCTGACTGCTTCAAAGAGGAAGATGGCAATATCTGCCGGGGCAGTCGAGATCGAATTTGGCGAGATCCCTGGCGATGTGCTGATGATGCGGAGTAACGGAACTTTCAGGAGATATGATGGCCCCGGCAGACGCTAATTATAAAGGCAGTGGGATTTACCGTCACTACAAGGGTGACGATTATTACATATACGGACTCATAGTCAAAGAAGAGGAAAAGCCTGACGGTTTGAGTCGCGCCGAACAAATCGCATGGGTGAATGACCCCGCTAACCATTGGGTTGCGTATGCTCCTCTGTCTCCTGGCAGTCTCCTGTTCGAATCAGAAGTTATGATGTGGTCTAGGCGTCTCAGAGTGTTCAATGAGAATATTTATGATGGTCAGGCTTTTTTCCCGAGATTTGTGAAGGTGAAATCAGATGGATGACATGGAATTTTGTAATTGTCTAGTTCCGTATTATGAGGGTGCTGGTCAACATTCACCAAGCTGCGGAATTTTCCAAATAGATTCACTGAAAGCAGGTAATACACCTGTTGAAGAGCGATTCCGCTGCAATGTCATGAGCGGAGATGGATCTATTCCTGGCGCTGTATGTATTCTTCCGGCCGGTCATTTTCCAAGTGAGCATTACGGCTAATGGCATTTGATCCTAGTTCTATCGATGTAGCTGATTATTTGGAATGTTTAGAGTTTCAGAATGTCACACGGGCAACTGAGAAGGAATTTCGCTTCTCTTGTCCATACCCACAGCATGATGGTGGTGATGGGACTCCGAGCGCTTACATGAATATCGAGAGCAGCGCTTTCTTCTGTCATTCATGCCATGCCAAGGGCAATGGTGTGACGCTCGCGGCAGACGTTCTGAAATGCTCCATCCTCGAAGCAACAAGGATGTTGAAGGCGCGCTACTCGGCTGGCGGTATCGATCCAGACTCGCGCTCGATGGTCGAAGAGATCAGAAAAATCATTGAACCAAAAATAGTAATCCCACGAGAGAACCGCCGAATCCCGAAAGAGTTATGGACTCAATACGTGGTTGAGTGGCACCCTCTGTATCTTGATTACCAGAATGGATGTGCCCCTGAATGGGCCGTCTATATGTTCGATCGAGGATTTACGCCGAAAACCCTCAATGTATGGGGATTTGGCTATTCAGAAATCTCTCGTCGCATCACGCTTCCGATCAGAGATGAGACCGGATGGGTGGTCGGTATCAAGGCTCGTGCCATCGATGATCGCAAGCCGAAGTATTTGAATCTTCGTGAAGGTGACATCGAGCCGTATTTGAAAAACGATATCGTCTTCGCGCTTTTCGAAGCAGGGTTATACGGTCATACAGAATTGATCGTTGTCGAAGGTGAGTATAACGCTATAGCTATGCATCAGCTAGGCTATACCAATACTGTAGCGATCAACGGTTCATATTTTGGTCAGCGCCAAATGAGGCTCTTGCGTCAGTACGCTGATTCCGTGACTCTGTTCTTCGACACTGACAACGCCGGGAACGACGCCACTAAGGCAGTCACAGACGCTCTCAGGCCGTTTATGCGCGTGAAGGTGTGTCCTGACCATGATGGAGATCCTGCGAATATGCACAGGTACTCTGTTCGTAGATGTATTGAGGAGGCGAGGCCGTTTGCCGAGATCATGCTAATGGGATCTTAGAAGTGATATGATCGGACCGTAGGTAAAGCAAAACTGCGGAACCCGAGTAACAAACTCCAAACTGAAGGGAATTCTAAAATGCCAAGAGGATTTTCAGGTGTGAGGCAGGCGAGCGCCGATGTTGAAGCTCGCCGGGGCGGATCAGGACCGAGCGCTTTGTGGTTTAGGCTCAAGAAGGGCGAAGAGGCCATCGTTCGCTTTTTGGAACAGGACGATGACATTTTCTACGCCATGATGCACGAGGTTCCCGTAGAGGGTCGCCAGTTCGGCAGGGATGTCGTCTGCTGCGATCAGGAGAAGGATGGGACTCCCTGCCCTGGCTGTGAGCGTGATCTCCCACGCCGCTTCAAGGGCTTCATCAACGTAATTTGGTTCGACGCTCCGGTTTTCAAGCGTGATGGTGACGGAAAGCTTGAAAAGGACCGGAACGGCGCTCCAATCGTGATCTCTCACAAGCCGCAGGTGGCGGTGTGGGGATCTGGAATCCGCGTTTTTGAAGAGCTTGACGAGACCAATGCGAATTTCCGTGGTTTGAAGATTCGTCGTTTCAAGGTCAAGCGCAAGGGTGAAGGGCTCGACACGAAGTACCACATCAGCCCCGAGGATGTTGATTCGGGTCCGCAGGAATTCGATGCCGAAGAGAAGAAGCTCGAAGGTGAGAAATACGATCTGAATTCCTTCACCAAGCCGCCCACCTATGACGAGTTCCTGAAGGAGCTTGGTGAGCAGAATCAGAATGGTGGCGGTGGCGATGGGGAGCCGAAAGAGCGGCTAAACCCGTTCATGCGGCGGCGTTCGTAGATCCATGAAACAAAGTCTCCCTCGTATTGATGGAACGCGAGACTCCATGCTCCGGACCCGTATTTCAGAGCATGAACATCGTTCGCTTCAGGCATTTGCTGATAATAAATGTATCTCTACGTCTGACGTAGTGCGAACTGTATTGAGCGGTGTAATTCAAGGATTTCATGTTCCACCAAAAGAAATTCAACTACCAGATTGGGCTAAGCAATGATTCTGATTGGAATCAATGGCTTCAAGGGATCAGGAAAGAACACAGCGGCTAAGTTCATCGCTCAGTGGGCATCGAATCGTGATCTGGTGACGGTCGAGAGGGCGTTTGCTGATTTTATGGTTCTCAGCATGATGCGCTCTTATGGGCTTGCAACAAATATGAACGACGCTCGTGTGATTTACGACAGTTTCAAAGTAAATGGTGGTATTTTGGTCGAAGTCCCTGATCAGATGATTTCTGTTGAAATAAGTGGACGCCAAGCTGCAAAATGGTTTGGCACGGAAGCTCATCGAGATGTATTTGGTGAGGATTTCTGGGTAGATCAAATTCTTCCGTTCAAGGATTGGCAGACGACATTTTGGATCAGTGAAAAAGGTGATCTTGCTGATTTCGCAGTTGTTACAGATGTACGTTTCGCCAATGAGGCGAGGCGAATTCGAGATCTAGGAGGCGTGGTTTGGAATATCGACCGGGGGATTCAAGGAGACGGTCACGGCTCCGAGCAGCCCCTCCCGAAAGAATTGGTGGATCTGACGATCCCGAACCGATCGACACTGGAAGCGCTCGAAGTGGAGATCAACTCGGAGATGACAGCGAATTATCACATGAAGTTTGTGAAGCCACCATTGGAGATGTAA